AGCAATCTTCTCTCTCTGAGTTCACTGCTCCCGATCAGTTCAAAGACTATGACGCACTGAAAAAGCGTCTGGACTATGTGCTGGGTAACAAGGGTACTCCTCGCTTCCAAGATGAAGAGTCTGTGATGGAAGAGCAAGAGTTTCGTGAGCAGAATCGTGGTTCATCTAATGATCTCACTAATGATCTCCGTGATGAACTGAATTCTCTTCAACCTACTCGCAGTTCTGCTGCTGCATCTTCTGACGATGATGAAGATGATGCTCTCGCATACTTCGCACGTCTTGCCGAAGAGTGAAGTCTGATTACTACATTGACCGTGTAAGTAAATCCGAAGCCGCAGAGTTACTTCTGCGGTTTCATTATTTGAAAGACTTTTCAAAAAGTTTCAAGTCAGGATATAATTACGGTCTCTATAAGAAAAACGAATTCTCACCTCTAAATATTGGTGGAATTCAGGGAGTGATTATCTTCACTGGACTTCCAGTTCCAGAAGTAGCGCAAGGAGCATTTGGTCTTGGCAGAAATGAACAACAAGGACTCTTCGAACTTTCAAGACTCTGCATCCACCCAGATACGCAGTCACAAGAGTACAACATTACTTCTTGGTTCGTTGCAAAGGCGATTAAAAGATTTAGAAGCGAAACAGAAGTCAAAGCAATTATCTCATACGCTGATAGTGATCGCCATAGTGGTACAATTTATAGGGCTTGCAACTTTAAGTATTGCGGTTTGTCAGATGCAAAGAAAGATTTCTACTATGCCGATGGCACCAAGCATTCACGAGGTAAAGTAAAAGGTGCTGAGGGAGAATGGAAAGACCGCTCCCGCAAACACCGATATGTTATGATGTTTGATAAGAAGTTGGAACTTTTATGGTCCAACTAAACGAGTGTTCTCAGTACGGATTAGTTTTCTATCCACATATTGAGAACTTTTTTTGTAGTTCATAATTTCTCTCATTTCATTTAAGTATTGTTGTAGATATGTTGGTTTCATTAAGAATATCTGTCTCTTCTCTTCGTTTTTCTTAGTTTCATATTCATAGTTTGAGACACCAATTACAGGATTAATGTCACCTGTCCCTGCATATTTTGTGTTCTCATAAGCACCGACAGCAGTATAAGAATTTGATGTTAATGTTGAATCATATGGTGCAGAAATTGTAAACTCTTTATTTACAATTTGACCGCCAGGAAGAATCAGTCTTCCCTTTGAATCAATGACAGTAACAGTTTCATAATGGTGAATATCATTTAGAGTATTTCCATATTTGTCATCAACATATTTGTATAACTCATAATTTGACAGTGGCCATTGATCTCTAATATTCGTAATTTCTGCTGTTAAGATTACAACCCAATCTAAGTCTGATGCTCCATAGAATGCTTCTGCAACATTATCTGGTCTTTGACCTTCTAAGATCGTGTACTTATCAAATAAGGTTACGTTATCTTGAACGTAGTCTTGAAGTTTAACTCTACGGAAAAGATTTTTAACTCTTACATATTCTTGTGATGAGATCTTATGTAAAAGATTTGATTGATATTCAAGATCTGGTAGCTCTCTGAAATAAGACATTAGAATCCTACACCTCCTGTTTCGTCTTGATAATCCTCTGCATAGATTGGGTTGATTTCCTTAAACTGCATTGCTACATTAATATGAACTGGTGTTCCGTCACCATATGTTGCATAAGTTCCAGAAGCAGTATAGTTCACTTGCAAATCAGTTAAAGCACAAACTTTAAATCTATTCAAGAATGGATGTTCTGCATTTCCTGTTTTATATTCAAGTTGGAAAAGGTTTGGAGATCCAATAAAGAGAGAGTTTCTTGCTCCCGATTTTCCTCCCTTTGGTGCCATTGATTCTTTCAGAATTCTAATAATCTGTTTAACCATTTCACCTTCTTGTGGATCTCTTGGAGTGAAATCAAATGAGAATGGAAATGCTCTTAATGTTACACCACTGAATAGCAATTCAAGATTTGACTGTAAGATTTGACCAGTTGATCTTGTAATCAATGCTTGTGGATTTACATTAGCACCCAACTGATTAATTGCGTTTCCAGCCAAAGCATTAGTAACAGCAGTTATTGTGCCAGAATCTATTCCTGGAAGATTCTTTGTATTAATCAAAGTTTTGACAGTTTCTTCAACTTTTCCCTTAGTAAGATTTGTTACAAGATTTAATCCAGCAACTTGAAGTGGATTTAATGTATCTTCAGCATAAGAAACCGTCAATGAATCACTAATTTGCTGTGGGATAGGCAAAGTTACATAAGCAATTCCTTGCTTCAATAGAGCATCTCGACCTTGTTCAGAATTAAAATAGTCTGACGATTGTGTTAACGCAGGGAGTTTTGCTATATTTGATCCTGTTGGAAGACCAAAAAGCTCAGAAGATCTCTGCTGTTGGAATATTTTTATCAACAAATGATCAGTCTTAGAATCAATCATCCTCAACGGATACCTATAAATCTTATCGTCTATAACCTTACCTTTACCATTTGTTTGTTGAGGATCATTTGTTGGATTCTGGGCAGACTTTCCCAAGTCAATTAAAGTCTTCCCTTCCGATGCCATTTTAAAGGCATTAGAACTAATTTCATCCAGTTGTTCTTGACTTATTGCCATTACAGACAGGTTTTTAGGTATTTAGCTACTCATAGCAAAATCTGCTAGGGGAAGTGTTAAAACGTCTCTAAGTTCTGATGGATAGATTTCATAAATGCCATCAGACACAACTTCACTAGAAAGATATTTTCTTACAGATTGTCCTCTGCCCAACCAATGGTAGTTTTGTGCAACCCAACCGTTTCCAAAGGGCATTCGCATTTGAACCACAGGGTTTCTATCGTATCTTATGTTGGGTGTAATAGCACGATAACGATAAACATAATATTTGCCTGGTATTGGTGCGTCTGCCTTTTCCAAAACCTGTAATAGTTGTGCCATTACAACATCTGGATCTCTAATTCCAATCAGACTATTTGTTACACTACGGATTCTATTTCGATTTTCGTCAGTGTCTGTTGGTCTATCTTTTGCTGGTCTTGGATCCTTACGTATTTCTTGCTCATAAACATTAGAACCTACGGCAATAGTCGGATCACTGCTGGATGTAACTTCACCAGTTTCATAAACATAATAATATTTTTTACCAACTTTACCACCACTCTTAATGGTTCTTGCTTCTGCCATTACTTAATACCGAGTTCTTTTTCTGTTAAGACTTTGAATTCCCACATACGATCTTTACAATATTCTTTTGCTGCTTGCCACTTTGCCTGATTTTTGGCATACTCATATGCCTCACCAAGATATTTTTTAGTCTGCCTCTTGGGTTTAGGTGGAGGTGAGCATTGTTTTAATGGTTTAACTTCAATCAGAGAACTTTTGATTTTACCATTAGAATCTCTATACTTAATAAAGAAGTCTGGAAAGTATCTATGGACTTTATTGTCAATTGGGGAACGATATGGAATACAAAACTCTTCCGACTGCCACTCTAATATATTTTCATTCAGATCACAGTAGCGGGCAAATTTTCTCTCCCATAAAGAACGATAGATGATATTGGTCGGGTCTCCCTTGTATTTTTGAGGATTTGATGGTTTGTATTTTCCCTTATACGACATCTAAATAACTATAACAATTACATATAAGATATTTAGAGTGCCTAGACCATTCCCGAAAAAAATATCTCAAATCAAACCAACTCTTACAAATCTGGCACAAACCTCTCATTATTTGATTGAGTTTGGTGGATTAGGTGCTAGTCTTAGAGAGCATTTAAGAATTAGGGGTATGGACTCTCGTTACATTGCTGAGTCTATTGGTTTATTGTGTAGTAGAGCATCTTTACCTGGAAGTGGATTTGCTACTACTGATATTGTTGGCAACTATATGGGAGTTGCAGAAAAGTTTGCACATACTAGAACATTTGTGCAAATGGATTTAGATTTTTATGTTGATAATTCTTACAAATCTCTGAAATTTTTAGAGCACTGGATGGATTTCATATCTAGTGGAAGTACAACTGATGCTGCTGGTGATAGAGTCAGTCCACTTCGTGATGGATACTATTTTAGAATGAGATATCCAATTGAGTACAAGTGCAATGAAACTAGAATTATCAAATTTGAAAGGGATTATAATAGGTATATTGAATATAGATTCTATGGTTTGTTTCCAATATCATTAAACTCAACACCAGTTTCATATGAGGGATCTAACATTCTGAAAGCAACTGCATCGTTTAGTTATGAGAGATATATTTCTGGTAGATCATATTCTTATGATGTTTACACAGGACGAGATAACAATAAAGAGCGACCTAGAAATCAATCGGATTCTGCTGGTGGAACTATTAATGGAATTCCAATCGCAGATACATTTAATGGCAATTTCAAACTAGATTCTGGAATTTCTGCTCCTGGAAATTCTGCGGCAGAAAGATATTATCAACTTTCTAATTTTAATTCAACAGCAGCATTCTCTCCTGGATCTTCAACAGGTTTTGATGTAAGTAGATCATTTGGTGTATTGAACGGATCTGCATATTCTAGTTCATTTGTTGGGGAAAGAATATTCTGATACTCCACTAAATAATTTTACTGAATTGTAAGGATTGTAATGCCTTTACCAAAAATTTCTACACCAACTTATGAGTTGGTAATTCCTTCAACTGGAAAGAAGATTAAGTATAGACCATTTCTAGTTAAAGAAGAGAAGATTTTAATCATTGCAATGGAGTCTGAGGACACATCTCAGATTACTAATGCGGTTAAAGATGTGATTAAAAGTTGCATCATAACTAGGGGTATTAAAGTAGAAGAACTTTCTACCTTTGATATTGAGTATCTTTTCCTTAACATTCGTGGTAAATCAGTTGGCGAGGAAGTGGAAGTTCTGATTACATGTCCAGACGATGGTGTAACCAAAGTTCCGATGACAATTAGTCTGGATGATATTCAAGTTCAGATTGATGAAAGTCATTCAAAGGATATTCGTCTTGATGATAATCTCACACTCAGAATGAGATATCCTTCAATGCAAGAATTCATCAAGAATAATTTTTCTGTTGAAAATGTTGGCGTTGATGGTACATTTGAAATTATTACTTCGTGTATAGAGCAAGTTTATAATGAAGAGGAGTCTTGGTCAGCGTCGGACTGCACTAAAAAAGAATTGAAAGACTTTGTTGAACAATTGAGTTCGAAACAATTTAAAGAGATTGAGAATTTCTTTTCTACAATGCCTAAGTTGTCTCATACAATTACTGTCAAGAATCCAAACACTGAGGTTGAGAATGAAATTGTTTTGGAGGGTCTAGCAAGTTTTTTCGCGTGAGTATGGCTCATACTGATCTTGAGTCATACTTTCGTGTCAATTTTGCCTTGATGCAACATCATAAATATAGCTTGACAGAGCTAGAAAATATGATACCTTGGGAGAAAGAAATTTACCTTGCTTTCCTCCAACAGTATATTGAAGAAGAAAACCTAAAAGCACAACAGAATGGTTGAAGTATCTCCACTCATAGGTAGATCCAGAAGAATATCCCCTGCTGCCTTTACTGGCAGGGCGTTACCTCCTGCCCAACCAGATCCTGTTACTACTGGTTTGATTAATAGGAATTCATTACAGTTAGGAGCAGTATCAAATCAGATACAAGGTCTTGCTAACCAGATGAATTCTTTGACTGCTTCATTACAAGTTGTTAGTCAAAACTTAGCAAATTCACAATCTTTAGAAAGGCAGAAAGAAGCACAGGAACAAGAATTAGAAAGAAGACTAGCAGAAGCAAAACTGCGAGAAGGAAAAGAAAGTCAGATTGAGAGAAAAATACAGGCAAAAACATTTGCTCCCCTTCAAAAACTTGCTGATACTGCACAATTTACTTTAGGGCGTCTTGGTGGATTCTTCGCATCACTTCTTGGTGGATGGTTATTAACCAAGGGTGTTGAGACAATCAAAGCACTCAGTGAAAATAATAAGGAAAAGTTAGAAGAAATTAGAGATAATGTAATAAAGAATTTATCAATAACTGCTGGAACACTTGCAATTTATAAGTCTGCCCTTGCTGCAATGCGAGGTAGATTTTCTAGATTTGGACTTTTACTTGGTGCAATTGCTTTAACTGGCATATTCATGCAACCAATAAGACAATTCTTAGGATTTCTTATTGATAAAGCTGGTGAAATAAAAGACAAAATTCCTGGTAATCAATATATACCAGGACTTAACCAAATTGACTTTGATGCTGCTGCTGATGCTGTAAGAGGAGAAAATAATACACAAGAACAAGGAGAAGAGCAACCTCCTCAAATAGATCCTGGCAAAACTGCTTCTGAACAGGGTCTTAATTATCAAGGAAATCCAACAGAACCATTAAATATTGAAAACCCTGATGCAAAGGGTGGTCCTTCTTTGGCAATGCCAACTGAAAATATCTTTGGTGAAAAGATCAATGAAGCGGCAACAAAGATGGTCAATGAATCGTTTACAAAAGATTTAAATCTTGTAAACATTGATTCTTCTATGTTCTTCAAAAATCAAAAAGAAGATACGCAACCAGATCAAGTAGAGACAACAGCAAAACCACAAGAAACTATGTTGGGTAAACCAGCAGAAGAATCTATTGATCCTAATGTGCCTGCACAATATGGTGAGAAAACAATTGAACCTATAGAAACACCAACACCTGTTGTTGAAGGTTCGGAAGAACCTCCAGCAATTGAAGGTGATTCTAATAAGATGTTCCAAGCAGATCAAATGAAAACTGCTGATACTGCATTCAATCTTGATTTAAATCTTAGTGATTCTATTTCTGGTGCTGAGAAATATGTTGCTAAATTTCCAACATTACCTGTTACTGAGATGTTTACTCCCATTAAGAAGGATGTAGACGTTTCTCAAAGAGTGGGACCAGCACCAGAACCTCCTGTGAATATCGTTCCAATGCCGGTTCAGAATCAACAGTCGGCACCACAGCAGCAACCAGTTGCAACTAGTCCTATTAATAATGCACCATCTTTTGCTACAAATAATAGAGATAACATCTATACTCTTGGTGCATATTCAAACTTTAATGTACTCCCAGTCTAATGGCAGAAGCACAAAGATCTCTATCAAAAAATAGTTCTAGTATAGATTCTATTCAGAAATCATTAAACTCTTTTGGCAAAAGTTTAAGAGTAGCAAACTCAACATCTTCTGTTATAATTAAACAGTTATCTGATGGAAATAAGGATAAGAAAGTAGCAATTCTGAAAAAAACAGAACTTTTTCAGAAAAGAAGAGAAGCAGTAAGAAGAAGGGAGCAAGAAGATCTTATTGAATCTGGAAAGGTAATTAGTCTTTCTTCATCTTATTCAAGAGGATCCAAACTTATTGCTAGTAGCACCAAGGGATTCCTTGGAAGAGTTATGGATTTTATTGGAACCATCATGGTTGGATGGTTGGTTAACAATCTTCCAAATATTATCAAAGGTTCTCAAAAACTTGGAGAAAGAATGCGAGAGGTCTTTGATACTCTTGTTTCTTGGAAAGATGGATTGTTTGTATACTTCTCTGATTTTACATCATTTTTACAACCAATAAAAACATCTATTACTGGTAATGACTTTGAAGATGATCAATTAGAAGCAAGAAAATCTTCAAATGAAGTTGATGTTGGATTGCAAAAAATTCGGAATGAATTGTATGGTATGTACGAATTTATTAGAGGTTTTGATTTATTAAAATCACTTGGATTATCTTCTGATGCTAATGCTGGAGAAATGCCAGGCGGAGGTACAGCGGGCGGAGGTACATCAGGCGGAACTGCTGGTGGGGGACGACTTAAACCACTCTTAGATTTGATTAGTTCTGGTGAATCACCAGGAGGTGGATATAGTGCAATGTACCCAAGTGAATCACATCCTCAGATTTTAGATATGACTATTAATGAGGTTGTTGCATTTCAAAAAGAAAAGCTGAAAGATGGAAGAAGATCAGCGGCGATTGGTAGATATCAAATGCTTTTTCCAGAAAAGTTTGCCGCTGCTGCTGGTCTCCCATTAACTGCCAAGTTTACTCCTGATAATCAGGATAAAATGGTCATTGCATATTTGAAGCAGAATAGAAGACTTGATGAATGGTTACAAGGTAAAATCACCGATGCTCAGTTTAGTGAAGAACTTGCAAGAGAGTTTGGTGCTTTTAAGAGTGCTTCTGGATATGTTTTACCAGGAAATACTGGTAGTATTGGATTTGATAAATTAAAACCAGTATTACAGCAAATTAAAAGTAGTCCAGCAACTACATCGGGAGAATCTAGGGGTGGTACTTACAAAACACCATCTGGAAATATCAATATAGATCCAAATAAGAGAATTTCGACAGGTAGTCGTGTTGGAGACACAATCAAGTCAGATTTCTTTGGTTCTATGGCTGCTAATAGAACAAGACCACACGGTGGTGCTGATTATGCTTGTGACATTGGAACTTATATTGCTTGTAAACTTCCTTGTAAAGTTGTTGAAGCAAGGTGGCAAAAAGGATATGGATATTATACTGACATTATTATTCCATCTTTAAGTATTAGATTGAGATTTGCTCACCTTAGTGCGCAATTAATTACTAGTGGTAATGTTCCAGCAGGAACTCCATTTGCACGAAGTGGTAGTACTGGACGTAGCACTGGACCTCATATTCATATGGAGGCAACTAGAAATCTTGGTGGAACATCATATGGTGGCGATTTTAGTCCAGATCCATATACTGATGTAATGATTTTCTCAAAAAATCCACCTGTTACTGGAACTGGTGGTGGAATTCTAGACACAATTAAAAGAAATCTTGGTATTGGTGGTCCATCTCTTGAACCAGTTCCTTCTCAGACTGATGTTGCGAGGCAAGTAACACCAGAAAGAAGGGGACAATTGATCACTGTTCCAATTCCCATGGGGGGAGAAGCACCCCCTCCACCTACCCCAGCACCACAAGCAGAGTCACCAATCTCAATATCAACCAGTGATAATACGTTAAATAGTTTTGTCACACAAACACTCCTTAGAGAATTGGAGTATACTTAAATGCCAGCGGTAGATAGTTCACAATATGATCAGATTCTAATTGAATCTAATGACCAGTCTAGAACAGTAGATTTAAGACTTGGTGTCCAAAGTATTGATTATTACGAAGATATTTTTTCACCTACAATCACTGCCAAAATGGTTGTGACGAATACGGGTAATTCTATTGATGGGAAAGGTGTTTATCATGGACTACCTTTAAGAGGTGGAGAAAGAGTTTCTATGAAGATTGCTGGGAATGTTGCATCAAATCCAGGATTAGAATTTGGAAATTTGTATGTTTCCAGTATTTCAAATGTCTTGAGTAAGAATCAGAATGAAACTTTTGTATTAAACTTATGTTCTCGTGAAGCAATTACAAACGAAACTGCAAGGGTTGTAAAAAAATATCCAACATCTTCACCAATTTCTACATCTGCTGAAGATATTATAAAATCTTATTTACAGACATCAAAGAATGTCAAAGTAGATCCATCTTCTAACAAGTATGGATTTATTGGTAATATGAGAAAACCATTTACTGTACTGACATGGTTAGCATCAAAAGGTGTACCTGACAGTAAGGGTGATGCAACTGCTGGTTACGTTTTTTATGAGACACAAGATGGATATAATTTTAGAGCACTTGATAAATTAATTATTCAAAATCCAAAAGCAACTTATAATGCCACAGAAATTGCAAATCCAGACTCTGAGAAAAAGGACTTTGAAATTTTATCTTATGTGACAAATCGTAATCAAAACATGTTGGAGAAATTGAGACTTGGAGCTTTTGCAAGTCAGAGAATGTTCTTCAATCCACTGAATTTTAACTTTACCCTGCCAGATAAAGGTCTTTTTAAAATGGAAAACTATGCTGGCAAATCAAAGAATCTTGGTGAACAATTCTCACTTCCAAAAATTAGTGAGGGATCAGATCAAACTCTTGGTGATATTCCATCTAGAATGATCACTGGTATTGTTGACCTTGGAACATTGGAGAAAGATGTATCTGTTGAGGAAAATGCTGATCCATTAAAATATCAGTCACAAGCACTGATGAGATATAATATTTTGTTTACACAAACCTTAACAGTAACTGTCCCGTCAAATACTAATTTGATGGCGGGTGATATTATCAAATGTCTTTTTCCAAGTACAACAACAAACAAAAATAAAGAGTATGATCAGGGACAAAGCGGTCTATATATGATTAAGGAATTGTGCCATCATTTTGATACTGGGGGATCATACACCTCAATGAAGTTGATTAGAGATACTTTTGGACAATACGGAAACAATAACGAAGAAGATTAATGTTAGAAGAGTCCTTACTTAAAACTAATTTTGCTGGTAGAGATGGATTCCGTTGGTGGATTGGTCAGGTTGCTCCTGACACCGCACAAGGGACACAGAATGATGGTGGAGGTTGGGGAAACCGTTTCAAAGTTCGTATTATGGGTTATCACCCATACAGTACGGCAGAACTTCCCAATGAAGATTTGCCTTGGGCAAATGTTCTTCTATCACCAACTGATGGATCTGGTGCTGCCAATAGATCTAAGAGTGTAAGATTATCTCCTAGTGATACTGTATTTGGATTCTTTTTAGATGGTGATAATGCTCAAATCCCAGTGATTACTGGTGTATTTGGTAGAACTGCACAAGTTCCTTCCAATGAATTTGTAAGTCCTTTTGTACCTTTTACTGGTTTTACGAAGAAAGTTACAAACGATGGTAAGAATGTTGTTGTAAGTGAGTCAAATGAGCAGAACACACAGACACAAAAGTCTCCAAAAACTGTTTCACCACAAGATGCACAAAGACTCAGTAGCGATGGTCAAGCACCAAATAAGGGAGAAAGATCTGCATTTGATGGTATTGGTGATAAAGTAGTAGCAGCAACTGCATCTAGTGCTGGACCAATTACTAAAATTAAGGCAGAAGTTGAAAATTTTGTCAATAAAGTTAGATCAGTTACTAATAATGTGACTGGTGCTGTTGGAAAGGCAAAAGATTATATTAATGGTGAAATTAGTAGAGTAACTGCTGCCATTCAGAAACAGACTTCTGGAATGGTCAACAATATGATAAAGAGTCTTTATACTGCAATGGAACCAGTGTTAAATGCTGGTATTAAATTGCTTTATAAGACAGTGTATGCTATCGTTCTTGCTGCTACTGGAAGTACAAAAATAGCACATTTGGCAGGTGTTGCAGCACAAAAGTCAATGATTGAACCAGTAAAGAAAATTGTTGATGCCTTACCTTGTATTGCTAACTCTATTATAGGAGGAATTGCTGATACAATCAAAGGTGTAATTAGTAATGTTGCTGATAATATTACTAACTTTGTTTCTTGTATTGGTGATCAGGTTGTAGCATCATTAATGAATCATATCATTGGTGGTATTACTAAGTTTATTGATCCATTGGTTGGTGGTGTTGAAAAGATCTTGATGGGATTCACACCACTCAACTTCCTGAGATCAACTGCTGATGCTATTCTTGGATTGGCAGAGTCTTTATCTTGTGAACAAGTTGCGCCAGAATTTAATTCACAAACAAATGAATGGACGATTGGATGTGGTGCAAAAGAAAATGCTTCGGTTCCAATCAATGACATTTTGGATGCAGCAAATACTGCAAATGGTATTGCTGAAACAATTATTAATGCTGGTCAGGACATTTCCGAAATAGCAGGATCTCTTGGCGTATTTGATTTTATGAATCCAAGTGTATCTGTTCCCGGATTTGAAAGTTCTCTTGGCAAGTGTTATGCTGGACCTCCACAACTTGGTGGATGTGGTGGAACTAAGATTAAGATCTTTGGTGGATTTGGTGAAGGTGGAACGGCAAATGCAATTATTGGTGCTATCAAGCAAGTTGCAAATGGTGGCAGAGGAATTACTGGTAGTGTGATTGGTGTGGATCTTGTAAATGGTGGTGGAGGATATACATTCCCTCCATTTGTTGAGATTGTAGATGAGTGTAAGAGTGGATATGGTGCTGTTGCTAGATCTGAAATTGATTATGATACTGGTGAAATTACCAACATTTATATTGTGTCTGAGGGTGAAGGATATACTCCAAGTGAAGATCAGCAAGACTATATCAATGATACACCAGCAATCATTGATGGTGGTAGAGGATATAATAGAAATAATGACTACGTTATTGATAATAGTGGCAATAAGTATCAGATAGATACTGATGATGATGGAAGAATTATTAAGTTGAATCCAACTGACTCTGATCCCGACAATAATAGTGCTATTATTAGTGATCCAACAACAACTATTATTGGTGGAACTGATGGGATTAGATTTAATTCAGTCACAGATACTGTTGAATTTGAAATTATCACAGCAACAGGATTTGGTGCTCGCCTGAGACCTAAGTTTAAGTTGAGACCAGACTTTACACAAGGTCAGGTCAAACAAGTTATTGATTGTATACAATAAATATTTAAAAAGGATATAGATGGCTGAACAGAATTGGCAAAGAAGACAATATGAGACTTTCAGTCCTAATTTTAGGGTTGATACAGGCAATCCCTCAATGGGGTGCAACGGTGCAGATGTTTATAATTTATATGCCAACGCCGATAGTGGTGATGTTTCCTTAATGGGAATGACCCAAGGTGGAATGTATCACATTTATAATGATAGAACTATTGAAATTGTTGGGGGACAAAAATCTGAAGAAACTGGTGTAGATATTAAGATTACTGGAAAAAATGGTGATGTTTGGATTACTGCCATGAAAAATGGTCAGGTTCGTATTCGGGGAGCAAATGTTGTTATTGATGCTGATGAAAATTTAACATTGAAAGCGGGCAATAATATTAAACTTGAAGCAGGAAATAAAATTGAAGAAAAGGGTTCAATTATTAATGTTGAAGCAAAAGAAGGAACTGCTGCTAATCCAGTAGAATCCTTTATGGGTAAAGTATTTGAAGAAACTTATGTTATTGATGAAGCACTTGCAACCGTAGGGTTTACTTTAGATGGGAGCATTCTCTGATGGCGTTTAACCCAGAAACTCTTAAAGGTCTTGCTAATGTTAATAATGAGGTTTACTTCAACGAGAGGGTAACTTTTTTTGGTGATGTAAATTTAGAAAATGTAATACTAAAAGGACAATTATCCAGTTCTGGATCAGTAACATTTTCAGATAGTGTAACATTTTCAGATAATGTAACGTTTGATTCTAATGTAACAGCAGGAGATATTTCTGTACAAAACGTTGTTGTTGGTGGAGCAGTTACAGTTACATCTTTGACTGTTGGAGGTCAAATAATTGATGGTGATGGTAACTTTGGAACGTCAGGACAAGTTTTATCATCTGATGGTACAGATACACAGTGGATTAATGCTAGTAATGCAAACGTTGCATCAGCATCAAATATTGGAGTTAACTTAAATGCAACAAATGAAAATCAATGGATTACATTTGTTGGAGCAAATAGTGGAAACAGTCCAATTAGAGTTGATGATGAATTAAGATATAATCCATCAACCAATACAATGTCTGGTATTAACTACTCAGACACGTCGAGATTTGCCAACATAAGAATAGATGGACAACTGTTAGATGGTGATGGAGATTTTGGATCTAGTGGGCAAGTTTTAGCATCCGATGGTACTAATACAAACTGGGTTAATGCAGGATCACTAAGTGCTGGTTCTGCCGCAGAAGTTGGTGTAACAGAAGTTGATACTGATGCAACTCATTTTATTACCTTTGTTGATACTACCTCTGGAAGCGATAATATAAAAGTTGATGATCAATTTACATACAATGCAAGCACTAATATACTAACTGTTGGTACATTTAGTGGAAATGCAAGTGCATCAAATCTGAATATTGGTACAGTCGATGTCAATAGACTTGGCAGTAGTGGTACAAGAAACAACACTACATTTTTAAGGGGTGATAATACTTGGGCATCCCCAACACTAAACATTAGTAGTCTACCAACTTTACCATAATGTCAACAATACAAAATAGTGATAATTTTCAAGTTGATAGTAGTGGGACACAGTATAAAATAACTGCTTCTAATCTTCGTACTGGGACAGCATCTTATGATAATTTGATGGTTGAACGTTCCAATACACTTTATAAACTTGAAAAAGAACGTAGATATGATGTGCAATACACAGATCTTTTGGCAGTTGAACGTTCTGGAACAACATATAAAGTATCTGGTGAAGATTATTTTGATTATATGTGGAATTACAATATATCTTCTGCATATAAAGGGACCATTACTAATGCCAATTATGGAATTTCTTGTGCTGCCAATTATGGATTGGTTGTAATTGGACAATCACATTATAATACACTAACTGATGGCGGTAGAGTTCTTGTATATAATCTAGACGGAACTTTTGTACGCGAACTAAAAGTTCCTAATTTTGGTGGGCAATTTGGTAAACGTGTTGCTATTGGTGGCAATAGAATTGTAGTTTCTTGTCCTTTTTACAGACCAAATTCTTCAACATCGCAGACGGGTAGAATATACGTTTACACTTTAACTGGCACAACACCATCTGTAACTATTACTAGTACTTTGGGTCTTGGTAATAGTGGTCTTGCTGTTGATGATAATATGATTGCAGCATCAGAAAGTACTGCTAGTCTTGTTAATGGTGCTCAAGGTTCTGTGCATATGTACAATCTTAATGGTAGCAGTATTGGGAACATATATTCTACAGGTAATTCCTCCTCAGGAAATGCAAATTATGGGGAATGTATCCGTATGGGTGATGGTGCTATGATTGTAGGTCAGAGAGAAACTACTAGTGGTGGAGCTTCCGGAAGAGGACGTGCCTATATCTATTCTGATACTTCATCTTTATCTCATAATGCTGCCCCAAGTGCTACTTTTATTGGTCCTGATTCCAATAGTAATATTGGAAATCAACCACAACAAGTAGCTACTCGTGATGGTCTTGTCCTAATAGGTACTTTTACTACTCCTGCATATGTGTATATTACTGATCTTAGTGGATCCTTAATCAGGACGATTACTTCCCCCGTCAGTAGTTACACATTCGGCAAATCTGTTGCTATTGGGTCTGGTAGGATTGCCATTTCAGATGATTCATGGGACACCAGAAAAGGTAGGGTCTATACCTATGACTATGATGGTAATCTTCATAGCACTCATAGTGGTGCAACTAATTATGAGGACTTTGGCCAACAAGTAGATATTGATCCTGGACTTGGATGTATTGTAACATCTAGTAGATTTGCATTTTCTAGTGTGGGTGCTTGGTGGTCTATTGGCAATACTCAGGTTTAGGGTAAGTATGGGTTGACACCAGACCCCAGGTGCTCTATAATACTTAGGTAATCAACGGAACACCCAATGGGCACCGCACAAGAATCTGTTCTTGGCATTGTTATTGATGTCTGCACTCGCTCTTTCCTTCTGATCAGCGATGAGGGCAATGAAAAAATGGTTAATTGTGAAACTGTTCAAGAGTTTATGAATGTTCTAGAAGTTGTAACTGCTAACCTTGAACCAGATCAAATCGAATACGCTGATCTTGCTGTCGAGGAATGATGGAAGTATTTTCAATTAAGGAATGGGAAGAAAACTTTGATTCTCTTCTTGAAAGGGTAGAGAAAGGAGAAACACTTGGTATTATGGGAGATGATGGAAAAGCAGCGGTTATGATGCCTTATGATGATGAACTTGTCCGAATATACACGGAAAATAACAACGAAGCATCGTAGTTCATCATCTGGGAGTATAGCTTAATGGTTAGAGCGCCCTGCTTATAACGGGGTAGTCTGGGTTCAACTCCCAGTACTCCTATTCGCTATTTGCGAATAGCGAATGCTCCTTTAGC